GACGCCTTCAGGAAGTTGACCTCGACCTCGACGCGCGCGAGCCGTTCTTGTTCTTCAGCCATTGCGGTTCCCAAAAAAAGAGCCGCCCGAAGGCGGCCCGCATTGCGATTGATGTGTCGATCAGAACGTGACGGCGTCCGCCTGCGCGTTCGTGGTCGTGGAAAGCAGAGCAGTCTTGGCCGCGCGGTAGCGCCCCCACGCGGTTTGAATCTGCGCGGCCACGGCCTCACCGACCGCGATCATCTGCGCGCCGCTGAGGGTCTGCGTGACGTTGTTCGCATCCGTCCACTGGATGCTGAAGGGCTGGTTGGCGCCAGCGGCGAGCGTGGCAAGCTGCACCGCGCCGCCGATGCGCCGCTGCGCATTCACGTCACCGTCATAGGTGACGCCGGCCACCACCACCGGGGCGAACTCCATGGTGTCGCGCGCCACCTTGATGCGCTCCGCGGCCTGCGCCTGCGCCTCGAGCAGCGTGCGCGTGTCCCCGGGCGGAACTGCCGCTTGGAGCCACGCAATGACCAGCGCCTTCTCGGCATCGGACATGAAAGCCTGCCCGGCGCCGAAGAACTTCACGTAGACGTTGCGCGCATCGTCATACACGAAGCCATCCGCGGCGAAGCCCACCGCGGGATAGGCGCTGATGGCCCAAGTCGCGGACCCGTTGCTCGCGACGCCGGAGCCATTGCTGAAGGTGAGAAGCACGGGCTCAGTTCTGCTTGATCGACACGGACTTCGTGTCGCTCGAACCACCGCCCACGCTCGGGGGCGGAACGGACGTGCTGCCGCGCTTGCTTTCGATGAAGTAGACGATGGCGATGAGCGCGAGGACAGCGAGGATGATGCCGAGGATGTGCATGGTTTCTCCCTTGAGAGGTTGGTCAGACGATGGCGCCGTAGGTCGTGCCGGTGAAAGAATTCGTGAGTGCGTTGCCGTTCTTCGCGATGGCCGCGCCGGCAGGGCCGGCAAGGCCGCCGGAGTTCGCGCCGCTGTTGCCCGTGCCCCCGGCTCCACCGTTGGCGCCGATGCCTCCACCGCCGCCGCCCCCGCCGATAGCCGCCCCGGTGCCACCCCGGCCATTGGCGCCAGCGACGCCCGCGGTGCCGCCGACACCGGCCAAGCCGCCGCCACCCGTTCCACCCGTGCCGTTATTGGCGCCGCCAGCGAGGCCCGAGGACTGGGGTGCGCCGTAGGAGGGATAGTTGCCGTTGCCCTTCGCCCCACCGGCCCCGCCAGCGCCACCGCCGCCGCCGGATGCGTAGGTGTTGGCGATGTTGTATCCGCCCCCTCCCCCGCCGCCGCCGCCGCCGCCGATCACGCCGGATCCAGTCACCGTGACAGCGAGCGTGCCAACTGCGCAGGAGAGGTTGATCCCGGGGCCACCCGCCAGTCCGTCGGCGGCATCATTGCCGCCCGCGCCGCCCATGCCGGTGACGGTGCCGTTGATGACGAAGTTCACCGTGTCGCCCGCGGTAAACCCGGTGCCGGTGTCGATGCCGCCAGCCGTCGTTGACCCGCTACCTTGCGACACGCCGCCCTGCACCGTGACCGTGAAGTCCGTCAAACCAGCGAGGTAAGTGCCGCCTCGGCTCGCCCACAAATTGAAGGAAGTGTCCGACGTGACGCTGATGGTGATGCTGACGGCAACGCGGTTCGATTTGCCGTACATCGCATTCATGCTGATCTGACCGGACGCGACGCCCGCAAGCGTGCGGAAGTTCGCGTCGTTCATCGACATCTGCGTCCCGGCCGTGACGGCAAGTTCCGCCTCGACGCTATGGCTCGCGCCCCCGCCGCCCGGGTCAGTCCCGATGGCGAGGTCGCCGGATGCGGCGAGCGTCACTTCAGCCTCGCCCGGAGGTCGTCGATCTGCTTTTGCTGCTCCTGAATCGCGGCCACGAGCAGCGGCACGAGCCGTTCGTATTGCACCGTCAGGTATTCCTCCCCAGTGCGGCTCACGTCCTTGCCCTCGCGACAGACCCGGTCGAACGGCGCAGGCTTCACGACCATCGGCATGACGGTCTGCACGTCCTGCGCGATGACGCCGACCTGCATCTCGTCCACGTCGTACCCGAAGCTCCCGGCGAGCGCGTTGCCCTTGTAGTAGACCGCGCGCAGGCGCATGACACGGCGCACTGCATCGTCGATGCCGCCGAGGATGTCCTTGAGTCGCTGGTCGGAGTAGTACGCCGTGATGTTGTTCGTCGCGCGGATTTCGCCGGCCGTGCCCGACGCCGCGGTGCCGACGCCGAGGCTGTTCACCTGATAATTGTTCGCGGTGTTCAGTCCGTTGGCCGTCGTCGCCGTCGTCGCCGTCGCGGAGTTCCCCGAGCAGGCGCCGGCCGTGGTTGCCGTCGCCGCGTTCCCGCCGATGTTGAGCGACGCCGCCGTGCCGGAGAGCCCGGTGCCCGCGCCGTTGTACGTTCCGCAGACCAGCACGCCGGTCGAGGGGTTGAAGTAGAACCCGGCCGTGGTGTTCAGGATGTAGTTGCCGTTCGTGTTCCCGCCGCCGATGAACGGGACATAGAAGACGGCGTTCGTCGCGACGGCGCCATTCGAGCTGACCGCGCTGGCGTAGGTCGCGCTCGCCGCGTTGCCGGAGCAGATGGCGGCAGTCGATGCCGTGGCAGCGTTTCCGCTGATGCTGATGCCGTAGGTCGCCGCAAGCGCGCTCCATACTGGCACCGCCGGCGTCCCGGTGTTCTGCTCCCAGATCCCCGTGCCGTCGTTAAAGCGCACCGCAAATTGAGGCGGGTTCGTCGGCGTGGAGTGCGCCGTCCGCAGTTGCATCGAGAGATCGGAGAAGGCGGCCACGATCTCCGTCGCGAAGTTCGCGTAGGTGTCCGTGACTACCGGCTTGCTGAGGTCTGCCATTTCAGTATCCCTTGGCCTGCCAACCGACCGTGATCGGCCCGGCCGGCACGGCGCCAGTGCTTGCGGTGTAGAGGTAGACCTTGAAGGTCGTCGGGTTCGCCACGCTCACGAAGTCCGTGACCGCGACGATGTTTGCGTTGGTCATGGGCGTCAGCGTGATGCCCGTGACGTTGATGAAGGGGACCGCGAAGGTCACGGTCGTCGGATTGCCGTTCCAAGTGATCGAGCCGCCGTCGGACCGCAGCTTCACGTCGAGCCGGATGTTGAGGCTGGTCAGCGTGAGGATGTCCACGCCCGTCCCCGTCACCGCAAGGTGGACCTTGAAGTAGCGGAAGTTCGTGGCGTAGACCTGCGTGGCGCCCGCGGTGAAGACGGTGCCCGGGTCGCTGGCGGTCTGAGTCCCGGACTGCGCGCCGCTGAAGGCGATTGCCGCGCCCCCGGGAGTGGCGGCGACGTTGAAGCTGTTGGCGAGCGGGGTCTTGACGTAGTACGTGGTGCCCGCGACCAGCCCCGTCGGCAGGGTGCCGGTGGTGGCGAACGAGATGGGCTGCCCATCCGCCAGCCCGTGCGCGGTCCAGTTCACGACGCCCGGCGTGGCAATCGTCAGCGTGACGGTCTGGTTCTGGAACAGGTAGGTCGTGATCGTGGTGACGAGGGACGGCGAGCCCGCGTTGACCACGTAGGTCGGCGTGACCGACACCTTCGAGGATGCGAGGATCGTGCCGTAGTCGATGGTTTCGTCGTAAGCCGCCGTGGTCGGCGTCGGCTCGATGTAGATGGGATCGCCCGCCGTCACCTGCGCGGACGGGCCGGCCCACCCCGGGGTCGTGAAGTGCGCCGCGAAGGTGGTGACGAGGTCCACCGGCATCACGAGCGCGCCGGATTGGAGCAGCGCGTTGGTGAGCGTGCCGCTGAAGGTCGAGTTGTAATTCGCCTTCAGCACGTAGTCTGGCGGCGCGTTCACGGTCGCCGTCACGCTCGCGGGCGTGCCGTAGTTGCCGGCCGTGTCGATGGCCGTCACCCAATACGTGTAGGTGTTGGCGGCCGTCTCGAACAGGCTGGTGAAGAGGCCGGACTTCGTGCCGACCACCGAGGCCCCGGCGTAGGTGCTGCCGCGGCGGATCTCGTAGGAGGCAGTCGGCAGCACTCCCGCGACGGCCTGCCACGTGAGCAGCACATTGTTGTCGATGACCTGCGCGTTCACGGTCGTTGCCGGCGCGCCGGTCACGGTCACGACGGCGCTGCCGGCCGCTCCGATGTTGCCCTCCACGTCCACGCCCGCCACGAGGAACGTCTGCGACCCGCCAAAGCGCGCCGCCGCGGTGTACGTGAGGCTGCTCTGCCCCGCGGCCACGGTGCCGAGCAAGGTGGCGGTCGCCCACGTGGCGCCCTGCCGAACCTCGTAATGGTCGAGCAGGAACGTCGAAGAGACTGGCGCCCACGTCAGGACGTAGTTCGCGCCGCTGACCGAGCTCGACACCGCCGGCGTCCCGGGCAGGGAGACGGTGAAGTTGACGCTGGCGGCCGTGACGGAATACCGGCCGCTCGAGTCGATGGCGCTCACGAGGTAGGTCGTGGTGCCCACGGCCGGCGGCGCGGCGCGGAACTGCGTCGTGCGGCTGCGCCCCACCACCGTCGCGCTCGCCCACGTGGAGCCCATGCGGATCTCGTACTCCGCGAGGTTCTTGGTGGTGATCGGGTTCCACTGAAGCAGGACGATGTCCGTGCCGGCGGTAGCGGTCAGGCCGGTCAGGTTGGCCGGCGCGCCAATCGGGCCGCCGATGGCGTAGCTGTAGGCCGGCAGCGTCGTGATGTTCTCCACGCCGCCGCCGTAGATGTTGACGGATGGGAACTTCAGGTAGATCGTCTTGCCCACGAGGCTCGGGTCATAGGGCAGCTTGAAGATGTTGGCGTCGAGGCGAGCGAAGCCCGCGCCGTTCGAGTGCGCCGCATTGGGCGTCCCCTCGATGCCCCGGCGGGTGTACCCGGTCAGGGTGTACTTGCTAGTCGAGACGAGGTTCGCCGTCGAGTAGGCGATCAACTCGCCGTCCACCCAACAGAGCGTGTTGCTCAGGTCCGCGTCATTGGTGCTGCCGCCGGTGAGCGCGGCGCCGCTGGTCGTGAGGTCCACGGAGAACGTGTCCGTGGTGTCCGGGTCGGTGCCAGCGGGGACGGAGGCGTAGAGCGATCCGTAGCGCGCCGCGCGCGTGGTGCCGACCTGCTTGTAGGTCGTGCCGTCCGTGGACAGGTAGACCTGACACGCGCCCCAGAGCGAGCCGAGGCCGGCGACCGCGCACCAGACCTCGTACCCCGAGTTCGTCATCTGGCCCGGCGCGTCGAAGATCACCGGCGGGCTGACGGATCCCGGCGGGGCGGAGTAGTTGATCGTGTACCCGAGCGGGGTCTGGGTCGGGTTGGCGATTGCCGTGGCGTGGCCGAAGGGCACGTCCTCAGCGGTGATGTTGAGGTCGCCGTGCTTGTTCTCCGTGATCTCGGTGATCCGCACCAGCTTGCTGACCAGCGAGTGCCGCGGGTCGGTGAGCGTCACGAGGTCCATCGGCTCGAGCAGGCAGAACGAGAACGGCAGCGTGAACGTGAAAGTCGTGGACTTCGCGATGGCCCGCTGAAGGATCATCTGCGCCACGTTGCGCGCGACCTGCGGGTCCGCGATCTCCTGCGCGTTCACTTCCTGCATCGGCACGAGGCCGCGCATGCCGATGTCCGCCTCGTCCTTCGCCTCCGCCTGATCGTCCGCGTAGCCGTTGAGCCGATTGCGGAACTTCACGATGACCTGATTGAACCGCTCGGTCATGGACTTGCGCGTGATGACCAGCGGCCCTTTGCTCTGCCCGCCGTCGGTGATGAAGTTGTCGTAGGTCAGCGCGTAGGCGGCCGTGAGGTTCGGCGTGAAGGTCGCGCCGTTGCCCGTCACCGTGGCGTCCGCGTATGGCGTGATCTTCAGCACGCCGTCCGTGAAGGCGTAGTCGCACGTGGTCAGCAGGCCGATCTGCTTCAGGATGTCCGCGGCCGGCGTCTGGGTGTCCAGTACCATCGAGAGGAACGTGCCGCTCGCGATGCAGTAGTTCGAGAAGCTGGTCCAGTCCGCGCACTTCCAGAAGGGGAAGTTGGCGCCGTACCGCGGGTTGGTCAGGAGGTCATAGACGACATCCTTCGGGTTGGCGTCGCGGATCGAGGGGCTGAAGTTGAAGCCGCTGTCGATCTCGAGGCTGATGTTCGGCAGGCCGCCGGAGCTATCGAGCAGCATCGACAGCGCGCCCACGTAGCAGATCCCGTTGTATGCCGGCGCGGACCCGGGGCGCAGTGCGCCGTTGATCGTGGTGGACCACCGGCCGGCGTACCACGACCACACGGACTGCCCGGCGGCGCCGTTGAAGAACGTGCCTTGGATGTTCGCGAGCGGGGAGGCGCCGATGCCCACGGCGAAGCCGTAGGTGATGCCGATGACGGTCTGTTGCGTGAAGAGGCCGGTCGCGGAGAGCTTCGTCCAGAACGCGGGCTGGATCGTGAAGCCGGTGGTGCCACCGATGTGCGTGAAGTCCGTGCCCTCGACCAGCGTGTACGGCTGCCCTGCCCCGCCCGCGCGCACGCCGGTGTCGCTGATCCACGCCGTCAGGGTGTACGTGGCGGCAATCGGGATGTTCTGGGTGTTGAAGGCGCTGGTGGTCGCGTTGACCTGATAGGACTCATTGAACGGCAGCGTGACCGTCGAGGTCGTCCCCGCCGGGTACTTCGTCTTTCCGCTCCACACGGAAAGCACCGCGGACACCGGCCCCTCGCAAAGCGCGAAGAGCAGGTTCGCGTAGTAGGTGTACCCGGTGGTCTGCTTGCCGCCACCCTTGCCGCCGCCGCTCGATTGCTGCGCGACGGACCAGAAGTCGGTGTAGTCGAGCAGGTTCACCGCGACGCGCTGGCGCCCGTAGACAATCGGGATCGGCTTCGCGAGGACGGACGTGCTGATCTGCATGGACGACAGGCGCGGCACATTCGACTTGACGCCGCCCCCGAACAGTCCGCTCATTGCTGGCCCCCGATCCGCCACGCGCCCACGAGGCGCCCGGCCATGTCACCGTCGTGCGCGCCGTTCATCGTCACGCAGCGCGCGAGCAGGTAGGCGTGAATCACGGTGCCGGGCCACTCCACGCAGATCGCCGCGTGCGACACACACCGCCCGTATTGGTAGAGCAGCACGTCGCCGGGCTGCGGGTCGCCCTCGACCTTGACGCCGAACTTCTCGACCCACTCGAGGAACCGCTGCTCGCCCCGGTGCAGCGCCCAATCCATCGGGTACGGCTCCGGGTCAACGCGCGGGATCAGGCCCACGGCCTGATAGACCTCTGCGAGCAGCATTGCGCAGTCCACGCCAGCGCCCTTGACGCGGCCCATGTGGTGCCACGGGGTCCCGAGCCACGAGCGCGCCTCTTCGACGATGGCTTGCTGGATGGGAGTCACATCGTTACCTCGGGTTGCGGCACGAATGGCGTCCCCCGGAAGTGGATGAAGTTGCTGAACTTGGCCGCGCAGGTCGTCTGCGTCTTGTCGCAACCCGGGTACGCCGTGAAGGTGTCCCCGATGGAAATGACCTGCGGCATGGGCTGGTAGATCGCCATGCGCGTGCCGAGCGCGATGCTGTTCTTGATGCCCCGGGCGAGGCCGGCATTGTTGCCGCCGGTCCAGTAGAGCGACCCGTTCTGGAACCAGTTATCGGCCGTCAGGGTGGCGCTCAGGGTGGCCGTGAAGGACCCGTCAGCATTCACCGCCGTAACCGTCCCCGTGACCGCGTAGCCCGCGCGCGCGAGGCCGCAGCCGCGGTCGAAGAGCGTGTTGCCGCACGTCAACTGGTAGTAGTTGCGCGGCATCTTGATCGTCAGGCGCCCGAGGTCGGACTTGATCGCGAACTCGAGGATCGGCGGGTCGATGCTCGTCATCGCATCCACGTACCCGTTGAACCAGTTCACGAAGCCGGTGGGCGACGGAGCCGCCCCGGTGTTCGCCAGCGGGCCGGCAAATAGGGCGAGGTCGAGGGAGAACAGCGCGCCGTCGAACACGCCTTCGCGCGCCGCCGTCGCCCATCCCTGCGTGCCCTGCACGTACTGGCCGTCCAAGGCGAGGATCTGAAGGGACATCTCGTCCACTTCCGTCCCGACCTTGTGCTTCACGGTGTCGCGGCGGAACTGCGGCCCGGTGTTCGAGTAGACGTTGCCGTTGAACGTCACCGGCCAGTCCCACGCGGCGTATCGAAGCACGAGGCCGCTCGTCAACTGGAAGGTGAGCAGGTCCGCGCGCGCGAACGGCTTCATGCCGTTCAGCATGGCGAGCGTCGTCCCGGCGGTCACGCCGGTGTTGTCGGTGACGGCCCTCATGGGATCTTGTTGCCGAGCGAGCCGACCAGCCGGACCTTCGTGAC